AACCCTTGTGTCTTCATGGAACGGGGGGGTCTTGAATCAGAAGCTTTAGCTTCGCTTGCTTGTGCGGTAGCACGCTGACTTTCGTTGGTGTTGAAAAAGTCATTTGTGGAAGACGAAGCCTCTGCTGAGTTTTCCACGCCTATTTGCATTTCTATACCATTACTAGGTATTTCATTTACTATTCCTAGGTATTTGTCTGAGGTTTTTCCACAGTGTAGGTTTTCCGTAGTGTGGAAAACCCCTAGGGTGGCTGACTGTGCAAACCGAACTTCTACATACCACTTCTCCACTCTGCCACCCTCCCCCTTTCTAACAACATCATCAATAAAACCAGCACTCTTGAGTTGTTTTTTGGCATGAGAAAACCTATCTCTTCCCCACCCAAGACCATTCATTGCGTATTCAGATGTCGCAAATACAGAACTATTCTGCTGCCACTTTCTTGTGTAGCAGTAGAAAGTGTAAAGAGCCAAGCAGTCTCCGGGGTTTTCCATCTTCAGAATCCTATCCACTGATGGTTTTGTTAATCCAACCAGATAATCTTCTGGCAATCCAGATGCCATCGTTTCGCATCTTTCGTATATCGTTACGTCCATAAAAAAAGGCGACCCCTTGTAGTGGCGGACAAAAGCGGCAACTGACGCATGAGAGTGGTGAAACCACCACAAGGGATCATATATTTTATTTGTTTATTTAATTTTGTCCTTCACATCGGCTCTCACCCCGATGGCAGAGATTGCTCCCTACGCCAACCATCCTAGAAATCGACACCTACCGTGTCAATACTTTATTTCAATTTTTTCTTTCCCTCCACTAGTCCACAGAGGAAGATCGTCTAAAAGGTTATCCCACACTTCGTTGCATTCCTCTGATGTTGGCATCTCGATAATGGAAATCTTTTTATCAAGAGTAGCCTCCTTCTCATCCACCCTGCACTCTAGGAAGTAAATCTTGCTGACATTTTCCATGAGAACGAAGATCACAGCTTCCCCGTTTGGTTTTACGCCAAGGGTAATGAAAGGCCCGTCTTCATCGCAAGTCTCGTAGTGAACAACCAGACCCTCACCCAGAATCTTAGACAGAGCTAGATTGGATATGAGGACGGAAGCCTGCATTGATGTGAGGATGTAGGTGGAAATTTGGTCTACGAGTTCTTTTGCGTTGTCCATTATCGATACCGATAATCTGAGTTCATGCTTGACCTGTCAACAAAAGTTTGTAGACTAATCACAGGAAATGAGACTAGACCACCCACTGATTGGCGCATACGAAGCCTGCATGTCAACCTACGAAGAGTCAAAAAGGTTGAAGCAGTCTGGTAGGTTTGTGTTTGCCAAACAGCTTAAAGAGACAAGGGCAATGCTCGGTCTAACTTGCAGGCAGCTTGGAGGGTCAATCGGGGTTACAGGACAACTTATCAGCCAAATTGAAACAACTGCCAAAAGTATCTTGAACCGAGATCAAGTCCAAAAAATTGTAGAACTATGCTCAAACGCAAAACACCCCTCCGCGCCAAATCTGGATTCAAAAAGCGAGGCGGGAAATTAAACGCAGTCAGCGATAGGCGTAAGGAGCTAAACAAAGAATATGCATCAGTCCGTAGAGAGTATCTGCTATCAAGCTCAAGGTGTGAAGTCTGCGGGGGAGAAGCTACGGACATACATCACAAAAGTAAAAGGGGTAAGAACCTATCTAACAAAGATACGTTCATGGCTGTTTGCCGCCAGTGTCATACCAACATCCACGACAATCCAGCGTGGGCAAGAGAAAAAGGATATTTGATTTATGAATATAAATGAACAACACAACTCATCGTTCCAAGGATACATTACCTGCAAGGGGTTTATCTCCGATGAGAAACCGGACAAGATTCGATTCCGCCAAGATTATGTCGATTGTTGGATAAAAAAGTCCGACATTAAAAAGATAGAAAGAATTGAAAAGACCCATGAGGGTGATACATTGGTATTGGTAACGGTGACTGAAGAGATTGCCAATGTGTATGAACTTGAAGGTATCCTAGAATAGTGCTAGGTAGTTCAAGCCGGATTTGATCTTTGAAACATTTTTGATCGCGCAGCGTGGAAGCCACTTCCCAAGGGGTTGTGCTGTAGCCATTGGCTATAGGGACACGCAGGCCATTGACCGCCTTAACCGTCAAATACATTACGCTGCCAAAACACGGCAAGCACCAATGTCGGGGGTGCAATTAAAACCGATGCGCTAGAGTAGCGTCTAGTCCGATCAGAATATTTTAGCTAGACTAGGGGAAATGGGGCTTCATGCCCCGTCCTGTAATCCAATCACCCACTGTTTAAAACACTGGCAGAATCATTGGAGACAAAGGCTAACCCTAGTTTAGTTTACTTTGTAGCAGGTAGGTGTCTAATTACCGGATGAGCGGTTATGGGACGGAAATATCCATCCGACGCCACATCGAACTGGGGGGACTCTGGGTAGTCCATAAGTTTGGCAACCCCACACCTATAAAGAGGATGCATACTCGTTCCTGCTACAACTTATTTTATATGAAAAACACAACATCAAAATCAAACACAAGTTCCGTAAAGAAAACCAGCGCAGCAGGTAAGGGGGATAGCCCAAGACCAATCACTAAAAAGTATTGGGAAAACTACGATGCTATTGATTGGAAGAAAAAGTAATCATTCGCCCCAGTCATCAGTAGCATAATCTTCCTCATCAGCAACTAACGCAGGCTTTTCATCTCTTGACCAAAACCTATTAGTTGGAACAGCTTTATCGGTTCCGATAAAAACAAGTCCGTTCTTTCTAGCGATTTCTAAGGCGTATACAAATGAATCCGCGCAATTATCTACAAGGATTCCATTAGCATAATATACATTATCATTTTCGAGGACCAAGTTTAATACCCTTGCGTCCCTTGTTTCTTTTGATGATCGCACAACTTTTGGAGCAGCAAACGCGCTTCCTGTAAGGATCGCCGTTAAAATCTTTACCACATTCAGCACATTTATAGGTAACTGTTTTATACTTTTCACGATTTGCATTTTGGAAACAAGCCCCGCTACAATACTTGGATTTTGTTTTGTTTTGTGTGATGACTGGTTTTCCGCATTGCTTGCAAGACCCATCAAACTTTTCACGTTTGAGAATGCTGTTGTATGCATGATTTCTATGCCACTCTCTTCCTTCTTCTGATGAGTGCCACTCTTTTGCCGCCTCTTGAGCAAGCTTAAGAGACTCCAAATTCCTTGCGTAATAATGTTGGTCTTTGAATCTTTCTTGCATATGCATCCGCATGTGTTCGGCTTTTGAAAGAAGCTCCATATTTTCAATTCTGTTATCAGTCCAATCGCCATTCTTGTGATGGATTTCAAGGCCATCAGGAATAGGCCCGTTGTGCTCAATCCAAATGACTCGATGTAGAAGTCTCTCGCCCGTAGCCTTGTTCCAGTCTTGATAATATCGACCCGTTGTTTGAATGCCGTATTTGCGTCCGTTGTGAATAATGAATTTAGGATGTTCCATACAATTAGTCTTTCTTCAGACTCTATTGTATATGCGCCCGAAAGGTTGTCAAGCCTGACCCATCCATCTTCCCATGTAAAAACACGATGTTTTCCTTTTCCTTCAAGAACTCTTCCATCACTAAATTCTACTTTGCATATTTCGTTGTGAATTTCATCATGGATAAAAGAAATTTTTGTTACACCAAAAGGAGTAATCACTTCATCTCCGGGCGTTAGATTTTCAATCTTTACTTGACCTTTTGGAGTCAAAATCAATGTTCCCTCAACAAAACAGTCTGGCGAGTATCCAATTCGCGCCTTAAAATCATTCTTAGTCTCAATAGAAATCTTGCGAGTCTTTAGAGTATACCTTCTAAGGCAAAGCTCTCTACCAAGCTCGCTGGCATAATCAATTCCCCATATCGTTCTACTTTTGAATCCGTGATAGGCAGAATAGTGGAACTCGGATACAAGACGATCATAAACATCCTTACATGGACGCTTATCCACATCCGCCGCGATACGGTCAGTCGGCCTACCCATAGAAGAGATTAGAACAATACTATGTCCATTTTGGTCATACTTTAGCCACTCTCTGATAATAGCCTGCCCAACCCTACCGCCATCACCGGACACGTCCATACCAAATCTCTTTGGCTCAACACCAGCTTCTCGGCAGATACGGACAACTTCAGTAGCAAGTTGGTTCTCAAATTCAGCAGTCTCTCTAGCGGAAAGCTGGATAACGTGCTGTTTCTCCATAAACATTACTTTGTTTTGAGTCCCGCGAACATATCCAAGTTTGGCTATTGTAAGCACGCACCTATCGCCTCCAGCGGTAAATGCAGTATCAAATCCCGCTACTTTGGTTAATCCCTCTGAAGACCACAATGGTTCATCTGCGGTGTTGGCGTTACGTATCAAGTCGCTAGTAAGAATGGTCTGAGCAAAGCCAGCCTTTGGCCACCAGCCAATAGCGTTACGAACATAGTCAACAGCATTCTCATCACCGTAGCACTGCCGCAACATCTGAGCCTGCTTTGTCCTATCCATTAGGAACGGGAATGGTGGAGGCTCATTAGATGGTGCTTGAAAGTTTGGCGAACGCATGCCGTTATAGAACAAGCAAACGCCTGTCTCGGTTTCCCACTTGTCCATGTCCATTGACACGCTTTCAAAGTTAGCCTGCCCTCTTGGAAGACACCAACGTGTATGCGGATTGTCACCAGAAGATGGGTTGCCGATACCGATAAACACCTTATCGTCGTTAGAAGAAAGGTTGACTTTACTTGTCAACGCACCCATCTCCATTTCTGGCAACTCATCAAGGGCCAATCGAATCCTACTGTTCTTACGACCACGGGTTGTGTCAATAGCCTTCTGTCCTTCGTTACCTTGAGGGAATGCCAGAGCTTTAATAGCGTTACTGTAGTCCTTTTGGTCTCCACCGTCTCCACCTCCCCATACGATCATGTGGCGGTAGTCCATTAGGTTTCCAATCTTAATCCGCGAACACTTCCATAGCTTTGAGATGATACCCCAGATACGATCCTCGGACGCACCGATAGTCGTAGTGGCAACCCAAGAAGATGTGCAGGTAGGAGCGGAACACCAATCAAGAAGAATCCAAAGACCAACAGGAAACGACTTACCCATAGATGCGGCTCCAGCAAGAACCACGTCATCATTATTGCAAAGCTCTTCAATAGTTCTAAGAAGCTGAGTATTCATGTAGCCTCTTGATTTTATAGACACATCGTTAGGCCACTGAAATTGAACTGCTTTAATAAAATGCTCGAATGGAGTCAGTAACTTAAAGTCGCCTAGATCAATATTATTCTTAATGCAATAAGTTCGGCCATACTGACCACGGGTTATTGAGTAGCAGAACAATTCAATACTCAAATCGTCCATTGTGTCTGGAAAAGCCATCCCGTATTTATTGATCGTTTTCTTGCTTGACATAATTCCATTTAACAATAATTCTATATTTACACAAGATGAAATTGAAAGACCCTAAATTGTCTCCTGTCGGCGGATGGTTCTATCGTTACGAACTGACTAAAGGGACACTGAAATTTCCAGCTACCGTTTACGGAAGCACATTTAGCAATCTCATTGCGAACGTAAAAAAAGATATGGATGTAAATCAGTATCCAATTCCAGCAACCCTTGCTGATGATATTGAGCATCAGATTTGTCTTAGGCAACCAGAAGGAAGATGCTGGATGCAAACAGGCGACACTGTTGCAAATGTTATACACGGCATCGCTCGCGTCATAGACAAAGCAACAGGAACAAAACTAGAGAAAAAGGCAAAGGGTTGTGCTGCTTGTGGAAAGCGCAGGCAGAAACTTAACACAATGTTTTCTTGACTAACTCATTATCGTTTACGATAACTATACAATGATTTCAACAGGCAACGATAACTTTTCACTTTTAACTCTTGGCCCCGATGGTGAGCCTCCCAAGACACGAATCAGTTCCGCAAATCATGCTTGGAACATCGCTGAAAATCTTGCGAGAAACAATACTGGAAGAGAAAATAAAAGAATCCGCATCTATAAGAGTTACAAGCGGTTCCCCCCTACTGGCTACAGTAAGATAGCTGAAAAGAAATTGCCTTGGCAAAGTGACGTAAACTGGGGAAGTCTTGAAGCAATCGTAAATAATCAGAAATCAAGTTATTATGACATCATCACCGAAAGGCAAGCGTGCGCCACGATTAAAACAAAATTCGGCAACGAAAGAGAAAAGCACGTTCACTCGGAAAACATCACGCAAGCGTTCGACCAAGCAATCCGTGAATGGCCGGGATACCTTTACAACAAGGAACAAGACATCGAATCCATGCTACTTTACGGCAAAGGAATCGGAATGTGGGACTCGCCAGTTGGATGGATGCCCAAGCACGTCTTCCTTTCTGACCTCCTTTTTCCAGATGACATCAAAGTTGATTTCAGCAATCTTGAAGAGTTCGTTGTTCGTCGCCGCCCAACCCCCTACGAACTTTACAAAGTCATCCAAAACCGTGAAGCGGCAGAAGCACTAGGCTGGAATGTAGACGCAGTTATCGATGCTATCCGATTCCACCGCGCATTCAGCGAGCATAACAAATCCCGCGAAGATTTCTTCCGCACAATCAGTGAGTCTGGCTTCAACTGGTCTTTGAGCGTCAACCAGAAGATTGACCTATACGAAATCTATTGGCGTGAATTTGACGGTAAGATCAGTAAGGCTGTTGTTTTGCAGGACTACAATCCAATCATCACTCACATCAACGGTTCCTTAAAAGGTAACAACAAGATCAGCGAAGAGATAATCCGCGATCAGCACGGTTTCCTGCAACTACAAGTTGGAGTCTTTAGCGACTGGAGCGAGATCATGTATATGCTCACTGACTCGGTTGGTTCTGGTTTATTCCATGACATTAAGAGTCAAGCAGAAGCAGCCTATGTTGCATGCCGCCAATACGACTTCACGATGAACGGTTTGGTTGATGCAGTGCGCCTTAACTCAATGCTGATGGTTGAAGGTCAGTCGCCCGACGCGAGCAAGATGCTAAAGCAAATGGAATGGCTTCCAATCAGCGTAATGCCAGACGGTGCTAAATTCACACAGAACAGGTTCCAGCTTCCAGTAGGAGAGAGCATGAGCTTCATGCAGTTCTACATGGGCGATCTATACCGCAACCTCGGACAATACCGTATCGGTGCGCCAACCGCTGGAGGCAAGCAGCGCACAAAAGGCGAAGCAGAGCTTGATGCCGCTGAATCAGCAAAACTTTCTGGAACACAAATCCGTCGCTTCAATGAATGCGAAACGTTATACTTTAAAGAGCTATACCGACGATTTGTTTCTGCGAATAGAAACGACGACGGATATGAATATGTTAAAAAATTCTACGACATCCTTGAACAGCTTGGCACTCCAAAGGAAGCGGCTTCTTGGAAGAACATTACCAGTGTGCGAAGCAACCTCATCAACGGAGCAGGTTCCCCCTCCTTCAAGCTCATTACTGCGGAGAAACTTGTTCAACTTACTTCAATCACACCAGCCAACGAAGGACAAGAAAATGCCGTTAAGGACGCCATCGCAGCTTTGGCCGGGAGGGACAACGTAGTTCGTTACCGTGATACTAAGCCAGAGCGCATCGATGATAACGCTCGCATTATCGGTTTCGAGAACGCTGGAATGACAGACGTTTTCGTGAACCCACAAAACTTCCCTGTGCTGCCAACAGACCCGCATATCGAACACGCTCAAGGTCACTTTGCAGACATGATGATGCAACTGCAAACAAACTTGCAGATGGTTCAAGCAGGACAGCCAGACATCAACGAACTTGCAAAGGCAGTCCGTTCTGTTCAGTTCAAAGGTGGACACATCATGGCTCACGTGGAGTTCATTGCAAAAGACGCTACCAAACAAGATTTCCTCAAGCAATTCATGCAGGGTATGGGAGAAGCTGGAAGCATGGCAGACCAACTTGGACAGGTTTACCAAGATATGCTGGCAGCAGAGCAAGAAAAAGGAAACGGCCAAGGAATGTCTGAAGAAGATATTAAACTCCAATACCTCGCCGCTAAATCTGGTATCGAGATCGATACTAAGCAGAAACTCGCAGACATCTCAATCGGTAAGGCTTCCATCAGCCACGCGCAACGCACAGAGCAGCGCAAGCAGCAAGGCATCACTCAACTTGCCCTACAGAAAGCCAAGGCCCGTGCCGAGGTTGAGAAGGCAATGGGTAAGGTTCCTAAAGCACAGGTTCTTGAAGAAGAGGAAGAGGAAGAGATTGAGGAAATGGAATCTCCAGAGATGGAGCAAACTCAGCCAGTAACACAACAACCTAATCAATGAACACGACAGATAGAATCCAAGGTCTATGCGCGTCAATCGTAAATCACGATGATTGGTATGCGCTTAAAACACAAATCCTTATGACTTGCCCTGCTAACGGGATTGAGTCAGTCAGACACGCTATTGCAACTATCGAGGCAAGCGCGGAATCTGGAACTGAGCAATTCAAGAAAGCTAAGAAGATCAAACAGCAAATCGAGCAAGCATCTGATCCAGACTTGGATGAAGCATAATTTATGAGCGAACAAACACAAAACAACGAAACAGCGGAGATCATCAAAGACCTCCAATCTAAACCACAAGTTCCAATCAAAGGAAACACTGCTGACTTCCTAAAGAAGTTTTCACGTAATCCAGATGGATCGCAAATTCAACAAGATACACAAATTGATAGCGATTCTTCTGAAGATGTTGTTGAAGATGTTATCGATTCCGATAACACGGAAAAGAAGCCGCTGATTCAGATGGAAAAGAAAAAGCCGGGGTTTGTTCAAAAACAAATTGAAGAGAACAAGCGTCTCAAAGAAGAGCTAGAGAAATACAAGAACCAAGAGATTCCAAAATACACCAGCAAGATTACAGAGCTTGAAGAGCTAGTAAAGAACAGTCAAACAACAGCAGAAGCAAACCACTACCAAGAACAACTTAATAAAATCAACGAACAGAAATCAGAACTTGAAGCCAATCTTACAAAAGAGATTCAAGAGCTTCGTAGTAAGGTAGAGTTCCACGATATTACACAAAGCCCAGATTTCCAAGAGAAGTATGTTGCACCTATTCAGAACGCCTATTTCGAGGCTAAGGAAATCATTGGCGATGATGCTCAACTTCTTGCCATCTTCAACCGTGGAACAGCGGCTAACGCTGCCATCTACGCAGCGCAAACTGAAGAAGCGAAAAGGGAGGCACTACGCGAACGAAAAGAAGCATTCCAAGAACTGACCAATTCTCTCGATACCTACAACCAAGTTCGCTTTGTTGACGCTATCAAAGATTTCGAGAAGGCAACGCAGAGTCATGCGATGGCTGTATCCGATTGGCAAACAACCAAGATGGAGTTGACCCGAAAAGCTAAGGAGAAAGAAGTAGCAACACGCAGTCAGTTTATCAATACATGGCGCGATAGCTACAAGCGTCAGGCTGAAGAAGTGGACAGCGAGATTGCAATTCCAGAGCAGATCGAATCCTTTATGAAGGATAAAGGTATCACATTCGATACATCCCGCGATGAAGCAATAGCACTGGCAGCAACTCAACAGTCAAATGATCCTGCATCGGTTGATGAAATGAACAGGCTTATCCACCAAGGGCGAGCATACAAAAAGCTTCAAGCTCTTGTTAAGGCACAGTCTGAAATGTTAAAAGAAAAGGATGATTTTATTAACAAGCTCAAGGGAGCTTCAAAGATTGAAGGATCACCGAAATCGACAACAGATTCTCAGCAAAGGCGGATTAGTCCTTCGGAGGGACTGATGGCTAAACTATCTAAGTTTACGCCACAAGGACGGATGCAAACTGCTAGGTAAGCCCTCGTTTCCGTATTAGCTGAAAGGGGAGCAGAGTAAAATCTGTTCCCCTTTTTTGTTTTTATGCTTGACACGGTAATAGTAATATGTAGATTGCCGAATACAGAGTATGCCGAAAGCGTGAGCAATTAGGGGGATCAGTCCGCTCTGGCTGGCGAGTTTCCAATCTCGCATAAAAACTGGTATTCCGGACTGGTCTATTTTAATAGGCACCGAGGGTTGACTCCGGCTCGAAAGAAACAGGCACTCGCTTGATGCTTTCGAGTTTTCGTAGCAAGTGCCACAAGCAACAACAAAAACTAACTCAAACAAAATACACTAATATGTCAGAAATGATTCAATTCAATTCGTGTGAAGAGTTGGACAGCTTTTTCCGCGAGGGTCGTGAGTATTTCAACGATCTTTACGTCAAGAAGCTTGTCACCAACTCCACATACTTCACCCGTTTCGAGGAGCAGCCTTGGCCCCTCAACCACACCACCGAGCAGAAAGGTTTCCGTTT